CTATCTCACCGGCGCCTGGGCCAGCCGCTCGTCCTTGCGCGCGCTGCCTGCACTGCTGCCGACCCAGTAGCTGACCACGGATGTTGCCATTGCGGCGAGTGTGCCGAGGAGGACATTTACGATCGCTTCAGAGTCGGGCGGGATGCCGCGGGTCAGCACCATCGCCATGACGCAGCCGAAGGTGACGAGCACGACGAGGGAAATGATGGGCGCGCCATAGGCGATGGCCGAACGCTGGCCTGCGAGCGCGACCGTCTGCGCGCGAGCGTCGGACGTGTCCTTGATAGCGGCGGCGAGCGCTGCAAGATCGGCGGTGCGAGCGGCATTCTCCTGCTCGGCTGCCAATTGCGCGAGTTGCAACCGGAGCTGTGCGGCACCCTGCGGATTTTGCGCGAGGACGGCATTCGCGGCCACTGGGTCGTCCGTGCCGGTGGCCGCCTGCACGGCCGCGCTGACAGCTGAGGCGGTTTTTTGCGCGTTGTCGCCGAATAACCAGCGCGCGATTTCCGGAGCAAGGGTCAACGCGAGAGGGATCAGGGCGCCCATTATGCAGCTTCCATGCTGACTGCATCGTAAGGCAGGCGGCAGAGGCGGCGGGACCAGCCGAGGCCGAACGTGGACCAAGTCGGGAGCGTCGTCATCCAGATCAGGCGGCGCGCCTGGAATTCAGCGCACAAGCTAGCCCCTCCACCAGTATGGGACTGGACCGCAGCCATGGTCCCACCACCCAATATCCCGTCCTGGGCGACGCCGATGGCGGCTTGGAGCCAGCGGATCGCGCGACCAGGGCCGCAGTTGATGGCGGCGTCGAAGACGAGGAGCGCCAGCGGCGGCGGCAACTCGTCCCCATGCACGTGCGACCAGTATTCGTCCTGGTAGATCCGTTTCGCCTGATCGAGTGAGAGGGATGCAATGTCCAGGTCGGGATGGGCGCTTGCGGCGATGCCGAACTTAGTTCCGCGGCAGATGCCTCTGCCGCACGCGCCACCGGTCCAGTTGCCGGGGTCGGCGGGATTGGTGGTGAAGCCGCCTTCCTCGCCGATGGCGATGCGGAACGCTTGGTCGAAGGGCTTCATGAGGTGTCTCACTAGGGATGGGTGGCAGTCCCGAATATCCGGCGAACCGAATTTGTCTCGGTAAGCTGCACGGCGATGTCGGGTGTTTCACGAATGGGAGAGTGGAACAGGGCTGGCAAGAACCGGCAGTGTTCGACGGTTTTGGCCCAGTAGAACCACGTGCCTTCCCATAAGCCGGCTGGAAGCGGCAGGGACAAAATAAATTCTTGGTTCTTTCCGGCATCGGTCATGGTCGTTGAGGTATTGGTCAATGGGAAGAATTGCTTGATCTTGATCCCCTCATGATCCACCCAGGTCCATAACCAGCGGGATGTCTCGGTCGGACAGTCGCGTTGGCGGTCCAGCTTGAAGAAAATGTCGATGTGACTGCCGCGAGCAGCTACCTCGTTGAGTGCATAGGCCGAGTGGACGATCACTGGCGGGCGTTGACCGGCCCAAACCAGCAAGAAAAAGCCCAACCCGGAGCCGAGGGTCATGCCGACCAGTCCCACGATCATGTTTTGCCGCTGCAGGATGCGGTGGAGGGACGCGAGGACGATCCTCATGGCTGATGCTTCACAAGGGTCGCCATCCAGGTCAGCGCACTGATCAGCATGCCGGCGATGCCGCCGACCAAAGCCGTGGTGATCGACTTGGAGGTTTCGGCCCGGCGGGTTTCCGCTGCGGCCCGTTGACGGCGCGTGAAACGAAAATCATCACGCAGGTTGTTCACGTCGTCCATGTCGGTGATGTCGAGCCCAAGGTCGCGGAAGGCGTCGTGCAGGGCCCGGGCAACGGCCCGTTCCGCGATTTCCTGCGCCCGGGTGTCTTGGATCAACAGTGAGATGTGCTGGTCGTCTGGCATCGCTGCCTCGCTATCGAAATTAGATTTGTTTGCGGGAGCATGGTTCAGGAGTTCCAAACGGCATGAGGGTCAGGAATTGGGAAAACGCCCATCCAGTGCACCTTGAACGTTCCGGTTCCGGACGCTCCGTTGGGGCAAACGAAGACGCTGATCTGAACGCCGCCAACACCGGTCGCGCTGGCGTCGAGCTTGAGCGGAGGCGTGGCGATCCACCGGCGTCCGGCGAGGGGGTAGTTGGGAAATGGCGCACTGCCGAGGCCACCACGTGCGAGCTGGCTCGCGGACAACGGCAGTTCGTTCAGGGCGAGGGTCGCGCCGCCCCAGAAGCCCCACCCATCAAATTCCACCTCGGCCACGGCGAACACATAGACGCTCGCGGGAGAAGGTACCGCTGCGGCGAGAGTGAGCGGAAAGCTTTCGACAGTGGCAGTTCCCCCCGGCGTCACGACGAACTGCTGGGACTGTCCGGCCGTTTGCGGGTTCGACACAAGGCTCACAACCGATGAGCTGACGTTGTTGGCGTAGCAGGTGTAGCCGGTCGCCAGTTGTCCCTTCGTAGTGTAACCGACCCCGCCGGTGGCGCCGCCTGACAGCGTTGCCTGGGCCGGCGTTAGCAAGTTCGTGCCGGCATTCCAGAAATTCGAGAGGAACCAGTTGCCTGGCAGGATAAGTTTGGCGAGTGCCGCTTGGAACGCTTGAGCGCCGAGCGTGGCGCCGAACGGCGACGGGTGCAGGCCATCGGCGGCAAAGTAGTTGGCGGGTACGGTGGCATAGGCGCCGGGCACGCCGTATGCGGCAGCCAGGTCGCACAGAGTGACGGCCGGGTTGGCGGCGGCGTACGCCCGGATACCGGCGTTGAGGTTGGTCCAGGCTGTCTGGTTTGCGCTGGATTGCGTATTGCCGACGCTGTAAGGCCGGACGGTGCACAACACCGGTTTGATGCCGTTGCTCAGCAACGTGGCGCAAATCGACTGCAGCCCTGACAGGTTGTTCGTGGCCGTGACGCCGTTGGTGCCGCCCGCGACGATGCAGATGTCGGGCCGCAACGGCAGGATTTCAGAATTGAGACGGCCGAGCATGCCGGTCGGGGAGCCAGACGGCCCTGGCGTACTGACAGTATCGCCGGTGACGCCATGGTTCGCGCCTCCTATGAAGCGGCTGGTCGCATGATCGTCGGGTGCAATCCAGACGTCGCAACGAAACCGCGGGTCCAAGCTCTGGGCGGTGACGACCTCGCCTTTCTGCTGAGTCGCAAGAGTCGACTTGGTAGCGCTGGCATTCTGGTGATTGAACTGCATGATGCTGTCGCCGATCCAGGCAACGCGGGCGCCGACCGGCAGCAAGTTTGGGACAAGGTAAGCCCCAACCCCGGCCAGGCCGAGGTTGAAAACGCTCACTGGGTGTTGCCGATTACGAAGGCATTGCCATTCCCATTGCAGAGCACGGAAAGGATCGCGCCGCGGCGCGCGGTGACGAACGAGGCGACTGCCTTGTCGGACACCAAGGTCGTCGCTGCCCCGGCGGCGACCGTCACCTGGCCGGCGCCCTGCTGCATGACGGAGAAGGAGCGGTTGGCGCCGAGGTCGATTACAGTAATCGTGGTGGCGGACGCGCCGGTGCAGGCGACCAGGCCGCCATCGTCAGCCACGGTTGGGCTATCGGCAGCGCCGGAGACAGTGCGTTTCGGCGGCGACCAGGCCGGACCGGAGGGGCCTGTAGCCCCTTGGGCCCCTGTTGGGCCAGCCATTGGGGCGGACGCTGCGAGGGTTCCATCGGACGCGATGGTGAGGTTTGCGCCGATCTTGACCACGCCGAGCGCCGTGGTGGTCGCCGGTCTCGCGAGACCTGGTGCGCCGTAAGGCATCCAGCCTGGCTGGCCGGCACCGGTTTCCTTGACATAGAGCGTGGCGCCGGAACCACCGTCGCGCCGCGCGTAGAGCGATCCAGCGGGCGCCGCGATAGCGGGGGCGCCCATTCCACTGAAGATCCCGGCGACGATGGTTTCAGCGGCGCTCATCCAGGCAAGCGCCTGAGTGGCGGCGATCTGCACTGCGTATCCGGATGCGATCGTGGCGGTGTCGGTGCGGATGCCGGTGGCCCAATTCCCTGTTCCGACTTCGAGCGGCGCGTGGGGGAAATTGGCGGGAAGGTTGGTCGTGTCACCGGTCAGGTACACCGCCCGGCCGCCCGGTGCGATGGCGTCACTGCCAACGAGAAAGCCATTGTAGGTTTTGGGGACGATGCCAGCCTTGTTGGGGTTGCCGTTCTGGTTGACCCCCCAGCCGTATAAGACATGGCCACCATTGCCGAAATACCCGTAGCCGGCGTCGGGGACAAAGTTAAAGCCAGCCGTCCACTGCGCCAGCCCGGCCGAACTTGGCTTCCAGCCAGTCGGCGGGCCGCCATACACGACGTTCACCTCAGCAGCTGTCATGCCATAGATCGCGGTCGGCGCTTCGGTAAGGTCGGGAGAGCAGGCAACATAGCGGTGTCCGATCAAGCCTGGCCCGGTCCCGCTATGCCAGTGCGCGAATTCGCCTTTGGCGACATCCGACATGCCAGCGTCGGTTGCGCTGAGGGAGGCCTGATAGGTGTAGATGTTGCCGTAAGCGGCATGAGGGCCATTGTTCGTGACATTGGTCTCGTGTCCGATTGCCGTTCCGGTCTGCGAGCCTTGCGCCACGGTTTTCAGAATACCGCTGTTGCGTTGCTCGGTCCGGCCGACGTTGAACGGGCTGGCGCCGGAAACCCCGGTGAACTTGACCCCGTCGTCAATTTGGATGCTGGCGTTCAAGCCGGCAACGACTTGGCTGAGCGAGTACGAGATGGTCGGCCGCGTAACGTGCAACCGCACGGCGGCCGCCTTGGCGCTGGCAATGGCTGCGGCGAAGGCGGGGTAGTCGTCGGAGGTTCCGTCGCCCTTAGCCCCGAAGTCTTTCGGATCGACCGTACGGGCGGCATAGTCGGCGACCGTCGTGGTCGCCGCGGCGCTGGACGGCAAGATCGTGGATTTCGACACATCCGCCCCGGCGAAGAAGTTCGCGACCGAGACAGCATGGTCCTTGCCGACCTGGCTGACACCAACGAGATCGGTTGTCGCGACGGAATTGGCCAAGGGCGCGTTCGCGATCCCCGTTCCGGACCCTGCCGGCCCGGCAGCGCCAGTTAAGCCGACTGGGCCAATTGGGCCAGTTGCACCGGCTGGGCCGGGTGAACCTCCCGCGCCGGTTGTGGCGATGACGCCGTTCGGGTCGATGGTGACGTTGGCGCCGGCGGTGAACAGGCCGCGAAGCTGGGACAGCGGCAACTGAAGCGGCTGGCCGGCGCTGCTGATGATGGCTTGGTCCGTGACGATTAGGCCAGGCGCTGCCGGGAAGGTGGCGTGGTCGGCTCCGGTCGCGAGCAGGCTGCCGAAGGTGAGGGCCAGGCCTGGACCGACCGCGACCGGTTCGGGGCCACCTGGCCCGAGCGAAACACGGCCAAGTAGCGTGTTGGACGCAAGGGTGATGACTGGTTGGGTGGCCGCCAGAAGATTGCCGATCGAAGCACTGCGGGTCGCGCCCGCCTGGCTGATTGGCAGGACATCGCTGGCGTTGATCTGTGTCGCTAGGGGGAGTTGGTTGATGGTCGGCATGATCGTCCTTGAAAACGTTTTTCGTCGGTGCAGGAGGATCAGGCGACGGCGAACCAACCGTGCGAATCGACGCCGACCCGCTTGATCCAGAGCGTGGCTCCGGCTCCACCGTCGAGGTTGCGATAGTCGGAGCCGGGAGGTGCCGTGACGACCCCGTCGGGCGAGCCATGGCCGGTAGTGGCGAGGTAGCCGGCTGGGTTGCTGTCGCTGGCAAACCGTATGCAGCCGGCGGCGGCAGGCCTGAAGGTGAGGTCGCCATTGCCGGAGGTGTGCACCACAAGGCTGCCGTCTCCCGGCAGGGCGAAGTAGTCGGCGAGCGGGACTGAGTCGGCACGCCACGATCCGAACGTCGCGGTGAAGGCCACAGTGGCATTGGCAGGTACAGTGAAATCGCCCAACGTCCAATTCTCCTGGAACGGCGACGATCCAAGGCGACTGAAGACGGTCGCGGCGTTGCAGGCGAGCCGGATCCGACGGCCTTCGATAATGGGCAGTCCGACACTGGCGGTTGCGGCGGCGCCCTGTCCATCTCCGGTTATAGCAACGCTGGCACCGCCAGCGTAGCCGGCGCCCGGGTTGGTGAGCGCGATACCGAGAAGCTGTCCTCGCGCGATGTAGGCGACCGCGGTCGCGCCAGATCCGCTTCCGGCAATCTGGACCGTAGCATGGCTGTAGCCAGAACCGCCGGCGGTCAACTTAACGAAGCCGATCGTTCCCAATGTTTGCAGCTGACGCTGGGTCTGGATCGACTGGACGCCGCCGGGTGCGGCCGAGATCATGGCCTCGTCGGCGTGATCCGGCATTTGAACGATTTGGCGGCCGTTGACCGGGGCCGGGTTGCAGAAAACGCGGCTGCCGCCGTTGCAGCGATTCTGTTCGATGATCGCACTATCAGTGTGTGACCAGAGGCATTGGAACTGGCTCGCTGGCGCCGCGACATTGAATGTGTTGCGCGCAACGGTCACGGATTGTGGCGCGTCGATCAGGTAGATGCCACCGCCGGAGACGCTCGAGAAGCCAATGACATTGTCGGCGATCGTGAGGTTGGTAGTCGCGATACCGAAGTTCCTACCCGCTCCGTCGGTCTCGACGTTGTAGGCCGTGATTCCCCAGATGTTGTCTTGCAAGTAGTTCGAAGCGACGGACACCCCGGAACTGCCGCCTGGATTGATCCCGACCGCAGCCCCGGTGACGTGGTTGGCGTCGATAAGGCAATTGATGCTGCCGCCTGCGTCGATCCCGAAGTAATTTGGGCCAGTGACCATGTTTCCAGCGAGCCGGCTTTGGGCGCAGTTGAACAGGATGCCAGCCCCCGTCGTCGCGCTGCCATTGTTGCTGACGAGATTGCCAGTAACCGAGATCGCGCGGCCGGCCACGGCAATGCCGTAGGTGATGTTGTCGTGACAGACGTTGTTGGCCACCAGCACGCCAATCGCATCGGGATTGGCGTTGCCCCAGGTCGGCGGCTGCAGGTTGGTGGCGTTGTAGTTGCCAACGCTGATTCCGCGCCCGTTCATCCAGCACTGGTTGTCCGACACGGCGGCGAGGCGGACGGCTTGGACGAAGGTTGCATCGTTGTAATCGGCGCAGATGCCATAGGCGGTGTTGTGGTGGACGCGGCAGCCGTGAATGCGGGCGGCGTCAATGGCCTGCAGCCAGATGCCATGGCCGGCGTTTCCAGAAGCCTCACAGTTTTCGATAAGGTGGTTGGCCGTCGCCGGGTCGGATGCGAGGAGGGTGAGGCCGTTGCCGAGAATGGGGCTCTGAGCGTTGGCGAACACGCAATCGCGGAAGGTCGCGGCAAGGCACGAGGCGGCGACGAGGACGCCCCAGGTTGGGGCATGGATCGCTGCATTGGCATCGAAGGCGACGCCCTCGGCGCGGAAGCTCGGTCCCTGGATGCTGATCCAAGCGCCGCCGCTTGATTGCCCGATGCGGCGCACCGTCGTTTGACCCGGCGTTCCGAGCAGGGTTGCCGACGCCGCGATGGTCCATTGGCCGGTGACCGCATAGGTTCGAGGGCCAAGCCGGACTGGACGTCCGCTGGCGCATGCAGCCGCCAGGGCTGCGGTGTCGTCGGTGAGTCCATCTCCGACCGCGCCATACGACTCCGGCGAGATCGAGGCCGCCAACAGGACCGCGAGCGTCGCTGGCGCCGTGCCGCCGGAAGGCATCGCGAGCGCGCCGGACACGTCGAGGCCGGCAAGTTTCAGCGGCGCGGGCGCGAGTGCCGCGAGGGTGTGGCCAGTAAGAGCGAGGCCGTTGCCGACGAGAATGGCTTCAGGCTGTCCGAGGGTTGAGGACGCGCGGCCCAGCAGGTATCCAGGCGAAATCGCGATGGCAGGCTGGAGGCCGGAGAGCAATTGAGCTCGAGTGAGCTTACGAAGCACCCCAGCTTGGCTGGCCGGAAGCTCATCAGTGTCGGAAGCGGCCGGGGCTGGTGGCAGCTGGTCGATGGTGGGCATGAATCAAGCGCCTGCTAGGATCGGGTTGCCGTTCTGGTCGGTGAGGGTCAGGCCATTGCTGGTCACCAGCCCGTTGGGGGGTGAGCCGGGAGCGGCGAGTTGCGCGACGGGCAGCAGGACCGAACGTGCCAGGCTGCGGCCGGCCTGGGTGCCGATCGCGAGGCTGATGACGTAGGTGGTCCCTACTTGACCGCCAGCGAGCCAAAGGACCGCGCGGGCGCCATCGGCGGAGGTCGCAGTAAGCGCGAGGTCGCCGGGGTTGGACGGGGTGATTGCGATGTCGAGCGTTGCGATCGCGTCGCCGTCGTTGCCGATGAGCGCGGGCGCGATGTCGAACTGATAGTCGAGAAGGTCGGCTGGATCCTTCAGCGGCCACGAAGGCAGAACGACCGGGCTTGGTGTCGCTCCGCGAGGGACGGGAATGAAGGCGTCGAGCGTCACGGTCCGAGCGACGCTCGGCTTCCAGACGTGTGTGGCGGTCGTCGGCATGGGTGGGTCCTAGCTGTCGGGTTAAAACTCGATGATTGTAATGCCGCCCGCGCCGACGCCCCCATCGCCCGGGCCATTGTAGGCGCCGCCGGCGCCGGACCCGAAGGCTTGCCCCTGCTGCTGGACGGCATTGCCGTTGGCCGCCGCGCGGCCGCCGCCGCCAAAAAACGACGCTCCACCATTGCCGCCGAGGATAATGTTGCCGGCGTTGCCGTCAGCGCCGTAACCGCCGAGGATGTTGAGGGAACCGCCAGTGCCTGCACCGGGTGCGCCGCCCCCGGAGTAGGCTGCGGCACTGGCACCTCCGGCACCTCCGGAGGCACTGAACAGCCCACCGAAATTGGTAGTGCCGCCCGCGCCGGCTGGCGTGCCAGCGGCAGTTCCGCCAGTACCGCCCTGTCCAACGTAGGCGAAGAACGCCTGCCCCGGATAGATGCTCAGGATCGAAGCGGCGTAACCGCCGGCACCGCCACCCGCGCCCCCGAGACCGGAGCTTCCGGAGCCGCCTCCGCCGCCGGCGCCGCAGATGGCGACTTTGATGCGGCTGACGTTATTGGGCGCGGTCCAGGTGGCCGATGCCGTCAGGACAACCTGACGCGAGAAGCCGGGCGCCAGAGAGGGCAGTTTAAACGGAAGGAAAGGAGCGTTCGCAACTTGGGCAATGGCTGCGGCGGTGAGCTGTGTTTGCCCGTAGGGCACAGTTACGACATAAAGCCCTACCCATCCTTGGTCGACCGGGGGGGCGGCTTGCGTGCCTGCATTGGCTGGCGCCCCGGGTTTGACCTGAAGCTGCACGCGCTGCACGCGCTGAGTATTCTGCGCCGCGCCGGAGTTGGACTGGCCGCTGAACGGCTGAAGCGGGTTGGCGGCGTTGTAGTAAGGCAGCACGACCGGCGACGCATCGGCTTCGAGGAGACTTGCCTGGATAAGGTAGGCAATCGACTGGCCCGAGACTGCGGGGGCAGTTAGCGTGAACGACACCGGCCCGGTGTTGACGCCCATTTTCAGCAGGGGATCGGCGGTATCCGCGGCAAGCGAGCCGAACGGGAACGGATCGATGGTCCCTGGAGCGATGATGCTGCCCGGCCCGATCTGGACGGTGAGGCTGGCTGGACTGGTCGGGGTACACGCTAAACCATCGACGACAGGAGCGGCGCCCAAGGTCGCCTGGATGAGATATCCAAGTGCCACCATGGTGTTCCGCTGAAGCGACAGAAGATCAGTGTCGAGCGGAATGCTGCCGGGATAAACGATTTGGCGATCCACTTAGTTTTATCCTATGAAATTAGGGACGGCGGCTTGGCCGGAAGCGGTTGGCGCTAGTTGGTGATCCGGGTCCAAGCGATGGCGGCGGTTGGTAGGACGGACGTGATCGCAGTCATGATGTCTGCATCGGTCACCTGGCCCTCGACCATCGCCAGGTTCGCCCGGGCGAGCGGGCCCGGTGTTCCGTAGCCCGCGATGGTGGCGATACCGGAGCCGTGCGGGCGATAGGCGGTGATGAAGCACTGAAACGGCAGGGCGAGGCTGCCCCAACCGCCAGCTGCCCCGTAAGCCAGGCTTGTGGAATTGTAGCCGCCGGTGTCGGTGGTTCGAGCTGGCTCGAAGATGACCGGGGCACGGCCGGTGAGGTCGCTCAGCATGGCGGTAACGGCGCTGCGGGTAGTCCGGTCACGAAGCAGCTCGCGGCGGAGGCGGTCGCGGAAGGCCGGATCGGGCTCTCTGCTGCGCCGCCGCAGCCGAGAACCAAAGAAATCGGCGCTGACGCCATCGAGAAAGCTTCCAGTCGCAGTGGCGAGCCGAGTCTGCGCTTGCACAGTTGCGAGGAGGGCATGAAGGGTCGACCAAGCGGCAGCCAGTCCATTCAGCACGGCGTCGAGGGTCGGTGTGTTGTCAGGGAACCATCGGCTGGGGAGGACAGCTTTCAGGCGCGCGATGATGTCGGGTAGGTCGCCGGTCATGTCAGCTCACCACGATCGTGCCGGGCTTGAGGACGGTCCGGCTGGATGGGGTAAGGTCGTTGGTTGCGGCGTTAAGCGTGATGGCGGACACGTTGGTGACGGCGGGCGCAGCGGCGTAGGCCAACTGTGCGATGCGGGATAGCGGCAAGGAGGTGCCGATCGGGAGATTGGCCACATAGGCGGCGATCGCGGCCGAGATGGCGGACGCCGATTTCGCGTCGGAATTGGTCAGTGTTAGGGCGATGTTGGCGTAGAGAACCGCTGGTGGCAGGACTGCGAACGTGGTGCCGACCGGACGCACGGCGTCCACGGCGGCAGCGACGGCGGCGATGAGGCCGCTGCTCGGGAACCCGGTGCCATCGTCTAGCGTGACGACGAAGCTGCCGGGCTGGGGCATGCCTGCTGGGGAAATGTTCTCAGAAAGGGTGTGGCGCAAGCCTTGCTGAAGCGAGGCAATCGCGAAGGCGATGGCGGCCGGCGTTGCGCGGGACCGACTGTCGATGAAGTTGGCGAAGCGGGCGCGCAGGGCAGCGTCGGGCTCTGCGTCGAGGCCGCCGGTTGCAGCCGCCGGGTTGCTGACGGCGTCGACCCCTGGGATTGCCGTCGCGAGCAGGGACAACGCGCCCGCTTGGATGTTGCCGATGCTGCCGGGCGTTGCCGCCTGTAGAGGCAAGGTGATTGCGGCGACAGCGGAGGCGAGGCTGTAGGCGGCCGTTGTCTTGTTGAAGGCGGGATTGGAAACGTCGGCGACGACATTGAAGGTTTGGGAGGCGTCGGCCGTCTTGACCTGCGCGCCGACAGGAATGCTTGACTCCGTGCCAGTGGTGATCCGCGAGAAGGTCGCCGATACGGCAGCGCTCGTTGCAGGCAGTCTCAGAAGGGCAAAGTCGGCAACCCAGGAATCAAGGTCCGCCCCAACCGACGTCGCGGCGCGGGTGGTCGAGAGGACCTGCAGGATGAGCCACTGCAGCCAGAGTGCGATGGAGGCGTTCGCCTCGATGATCGCGCGCAGGGTGCTGCCGGTGGTGAGGTCGATCAGCGCGCGGGCGCTTCCCTGCACGCTGGCGGCCATGTTGCGGACCAGCGTGGTGAAGTCTTGAAGCTGGAGTTGCATCGGGTTGGTCCGCTAAGGGATGGTCAGGGAGAGGGTCTGCGTAGTGCCGGCCTGTGCGTCGGCGTAGCGGACGTGCACGTAGATGGAGCCGGTCGGCGCGGCGGTGACGTCGATAACCGGTTCCGGCGTCCTAGCGACCGCGGCCTCTTTGAAAATCTGGCCGCGAATGGTGGCTCGGATGGTATCGGATGCGCCGGGCAGGCCAACAAAGCGGGACAACCCGGCACCGTAATCGAGGGACCATATGTCGTCGCCAGGGTTGGTGAGAAGGCGACGGAGGACACGCTGCTGGGTCAACATGGCGCCGTCGGCAAGGGCGAGGTCGCCGGTGGGGGATAGCGCGAGATCGCTGCCCCAGAGATGGGCGAGGTCGGGCATGGTTGCTCCTGCCAGAGCATCATCCGACCGAACGGGCTCACCCGTCGGTTAAAGATGCTCGCTAACGTAAAAAGCTAGGGCATGAGCTGTGCGTCCATCAGCACAGATCATACCTTAGTCGGGCTGCGACGTAACGCCGACCTGGCTACCTTGCGGGTCGGTGTGGGCGTGAGCGTTGTAGTGGGCACGCAGGGCGGACAAGGCGCCATGCCGATCGAACACGTCACCTGCGACGTGGAGATCGCCGCGGATCTGAATGCTGCCGTCGTTCTGCAACTTGAGGAACGAGCCGGACTTGTGGACGATCCAGAGTTCTCCAGGCGGCGTGGCCGGTGGCGGCGTGGTGGCGGACCAACTGGACGCGACGACGAGGCCATGTTCCGCATCGCCCTCCTGGGGAAGCACAAGCACTTGGTCCCCGGGCGACGGCGGCGCGAACAGGCCCCATCCGGCGCCAACCCAAGGCGAGAGAAGTGGGAGCCAACCGGTAAGCACGGCTTCGGGCTGGAGGGTGACGCGGACGGTGGCGGTGGCGGGGTCGATTGAGGTGACGATGCCGAACCGGGGAACGCCAGTCGACTGATCCTGGGCGGCGGAGTGCGCCTTCAGCACGTTAAGCAGTCGGTCCATGAGGGAAGCCTAAGGTGAGGGTGCGTCGGCAGGCGGGGTCGCGGTGCGTGCGGGGTCGCGGTTCTTAAGCTGAAGACGCTGGGTAAAGCCGTGGTCGAGGCTGAAGTGCCGGTCGAGCTCGGCGACAAAATAGGTTTGATCGAAGTCGGTCATCGTGCCGACCAGGGTCACCTTGCTGCGGGAGGTGAGCGAGAGATCGCCAGGGAGTTCGACCCGGACCACCCGTTCATGATGGGACAGATCGGCTAGGATACGCTGGGCGAGTTGCAGGGCTTCGTCGGCACTCAGGTTCGGGCGCACGACGATGATATGCTGAGGCGTGCCCGAACGGCCGCCGCCTGGCGCGCTGCTTCGGGCCGTTTGGGTGAAGGCCGCCTGGTGACGGGTGTTCCAGGATTTGACTGTCACCTCGATGTCGCGGGCGAGGGTCAGGGCGCGATCGAGCACCAGGACGAGACAGTCGGCGACCCCGAGCAAAAATGGCGGCGCGGAGGTGGCGGGCGGCTGAAACACCAGGGTTTGACCCTGAACGAACACGTCGAAGCCTTCGCGCGCGGCGAGAAAGGTCAGCAGGTCCCACTCCGTCAGGGCGCGGGAGAATTGGCCGAGGGTGATGCGGTCATGTTCGGCGCCATAGTAGCGGCCGGCCAGGATCGTGGTGGCGGTGATGGCGGGGGTGAGGCCGTGGCGGGCGGCCAGGGTGCTGGCAATCTCGCTGGCGGTCTGGTTGGCGTAGGTCTGCTGCGTGCGTGCCTCGAGCAGGCGCGCGGTCAAGTCGCGACCGTCGATCTCGATGGCGCGTTGCAATGGATCGATCGAGATCGTATCGATCTCGCCCTGGATCAGGGATCGAGGGACGCCGTCCAGGGCGATTTGGACGTCGATGATCGTGCCAGCTTGAAACAGAGTGGCGCTCCCGGGCGTAAGGGCGATCCGGGCGCGGAAGCGGTCGGCAGCGAAGTGGGCGTTGCTGAAGACATCGGCCTCGATAACGCCGAACACCGGCGTGCCGTCAGCAAAGACATTAAGGCTGGGTGTACGGAAAATAGCAGTGTGGAGAGCGTCATTGACGAGCAACGCCGCCTCCGGCGCTCGGGTCTGACAGAGGCAGCTTCAGCGTGACCAGGCCGACGAGCATTGGGTCGGATAGCCGGTTCAACTGAGCGATGCGTATCCACTGGGTGGCGTCGCCGAGCTGCTCGGCAGCGATGCGGAACAGGTTGCCGCCGGCAATGGTGAGCGCCTGCATCAGGTGCTGGCCTGGGCGAGGTTGCGGTTGGCCCGGGCCATGTAGCCGCGCGCCGCTGTGAGCCGGGCGAGCTGGGCGGCCGCCGCGGTGGCGACAAGGAGATCGGGTGTGTTCAGCGCGGGACCAGTGGCAGCGATGCTGCTGTCGAGAGAGGCCGTGCTGCCGGCGAAGGCGGACTGGGCGGTGGCGTTGGCGTTGGCGGCCGTCCCCGCGGTGGTTGCGGCGGGGTTGGCAAGGGAGGCGGCCGGGGACGAGATGTCGATGTAGGCGCCGGCTTGCGCGACGTCGGCGGCGAGGCTTGCCACGAGAGAGAGGATCGGGCCGACTGGGATAGCTGCTTCGTCGCGCAGGACGGAGCAGGTCAGGCGGTAGGGAATCCACCAGGGGCTGCGATAATCGGCCTCGAAGCTTTCGATGACGACGGTGTAGAGGAAGGCGTCCCACGCAAGGGGCAGGGCGACGCCGGCGATGCGCAGGGCGTCGAGGATACGGGCACGGTCGGCGGCGTCCGGACCGGAGAAGATGCCGTTGAAGGCGAGGTCGGCGTGGTCGGCGCCAAGGGCGTCGATGATGCGAAGCCCACCGGGCAAACGGTGGATGGCGAGGCGCTGGCGACCGCCGAGGGTAATTGCGCTGGGCAACTCGAAGCCTGCGAAGTCGACGGGGCCGAGGGTAAGGCTGAAACCGGACATTCAGTATCCTTGCGCTTGGCCAGACCAGAGCGGGGTCTGGCGAGGATCGGGGCCGGTTGGCCCGGCGGCGGGGCGGGCAGCCTGGCGAGCGAGGGTGCTGGCCATCCACCGTCCGACGCGGGCGCCGTCGAGGGTGATGTCGCCTTGAAGACTAAGAGAGGGCGAAGCTTGCGTCGGCGGGGCGTAGGAGACAGCGGCGGGCCGGTCGGGGCGAAAGGTATTGCCGGCAGAAGGCGCGGGCTGGAACGGGGGAGCTGCAGGGGCGGAGCGGGCGGAACCGGGTGAGACGGTCGATGCTGGACCGTCGACGGGGATGGTTTGCTGGGTTTGCCGAACGGGAAGGATTTGCAGTGATGCTGAAATCGGCGCGGCACGTGTTTGGGGCAGAGCTTTAGGGAAGATCGGCAAAGGGTCACGTGGCTGGACGGCCGGGGCAGGGCTCAATGGCGCAGGAGCTAGCATCCGGGGCGGGGGAGGCGGGTCGGGCCGGCGGGCGACACCGGAGATTAAAGCAGCCGCAGTTGCGCCAGTTCCTGCCAGTGGGATGGGCGGCGCCACGGGAGAGGCCGCGGCGACTCTGATCGATGGAGGCACCATGAACGAAGAACTTGGCGTAGGAGTGGTGGGAGGTGAGACCGGCGAAAAGGCTACGGCAGGCGAAGTCGGCGAAGGAGTTGCGGGGGAAAAGATCGGAGCCGTCGGAATGATTACTCTGGCAGGCGCAGCGGATTGAGTTCGTGAAGGGTCGATGGCAGTGGGTGTGAGGCTTGGCGAGGGCGGAACGAGGGATTTTGGAACGCTCACGGAGAGGAGGGGCGGTGGCGAGACGGGCGGTGGCGAGACGGGAATTGGCGCGGGTGGCGGCAAGGCGAGCTGGAACGTGATGGCGGGTGCAGCCGGGGTTGGCGGCGCATTGGTGGGCGGGATGCCGGGTGGTACGTCGATGGTCTGTCGTTTCGTGGGGATCGTGACGGCGACGGCTTCAGCGGTCTGGGTCGGTGGACTCAGCGTAGGCTCGGGTCGTGAGGCTGGAGCGTAGGGTGGTGGGTTGATTTTGGCCTGTTGCAGGTGGGCGAGGTTGGCCGAGGTGGCGGCGATCGCGCGGTCTAGGGCAGCAAGGTCCCGGCGAATGATGGCAATGCCGTCGCTGACACCGTCCTGCAGGGCGAGAGTGATGCCGATTTCGTAGGCTTCAGCCATCGGGGGTGCCTTGCGTGTTAGGCGCAGCCTACGTCAGTGCGCGCCTGAGGAGAGTGGTGAGGGTGGTGGCGATATCGTGGGCGATCGGGCCGGCGAGGGCAGTGGCCACGGGGCTGAGAAAGGGGCGGGGCAGGGCGGTGACGGTCCCGTGTTCCTGCGGGGCCGCGGCGGGATCGTTGGAGCCGATTTGGGCGGTGAGGCCGTCGGTAGCGTAACCGATGCTGGCTTGGAGAGCGCCGGTTCGACGCCAGGGAGCGTCGTGCGGTCCGCCGGGCGGGGTGGCGAGCTCGGTGCGGACGGCGTCGGCGAGTTGGGCGGCGGCTGCTTCGAGAGTGCTGGAGAGAGTTTCGGCAATGGGAAGATTGGCGAGGGCAGCGGCGATCTCGCCGAGAGTTCGGGAGGACATAAAAGGGCCTCGGGACATGTAGGAGCGGGTGTAAGAGCAGTTTGAATTATGCTGGTTCTAGCGTTGCCCTGCTTGGCTCGGCGCTCCGTCCGGCGATGTCTCAGGCCAGCCGTTCGCCGGGGCAACCACAACTCCTTTGAGGCGAGACATGCCTTTGTCGCGAGTGCGCCTTGGATCGGCGATCGTGGTGGTGAAAGGGATCGAGATCGTGTCGGAGGAACCGGATGATTGCGACCCGGCCATCAGCGTGGCTCACGCCAGCTCTCGGTGGCCCAGTCGAAGTCCCCGCCGTCGAACCGGCCCATGATGGCCACCCAGGCCAGGCGCTCGCGGGGGTCGAGGGAGAAGGCGACATCGAAGGGCACCCCGTTGCGGACGAGATAGAGGCTGTCCACCAGGTCAGGGTGCCGGCTCAGTTTCCCGCTGTGGCGGCGGCCGGCTCCTCGCGGTTGAGGGCTGCGCCGATGGCTTGCACGCCGGCATCACCGAGGCGCTCGATAGCGGACTCGACCTGCGGTTCGTTGGCTGGCTGGGGAAACGGAATACCGTCGATGGCGACAACGGCGAAGGCGAGGCTGGCGAGCCCGAGGTAACGGTCGTTGTAGCCGAGAATGGGGCCGACAGCCTTGAACAGGCGGAGACGGTCGAGGGCGTTCAGCCGGCGGATAGTGAGGGTGCGGCCGGTGGCGTCGGTGACATCCTGGATTTCCTGGGCGGCGGCAATAAGGGACTGGGTGGGAGTTGGCAT